CTCGTTTACGGCTTTGACCGTGAGCTTCAGATCCGTCAAGGATTAAAAGCGCCAAACCCTTGCGTAGCTTATAAGCGTACGCAAAAAGGAAACAAAACCAGACTAGTCTGGGGCTATCCGTTAGAGATGACTATAATGGAAGCTCGCTTTGCGCGGCCGTTGATCAATTCTTTTAAGAATTTGTCAACACCAATGGCGTTTGGGATGACCAAAACTGAATTGGGAGCTAAAATTCATAGGAATTTCGAAGACAAGCCAGGAACAACTGTATGCTTAGATTATTCTAAGTTTGACACCTCCATCTCATCTGAGATGATCAGGCGTTCGTTCAGAGTGTTATCTACTTGGTTCACTAGAGAGGATCAAGGTAGACTGGGTTGGGAGACACTGGTGAAGTATTTTATTACAACGCCTATAGTGATGCCAGATGGACATTTGTACACTGGAAAGAATCACGGTGTTCCGAGCGGATCGTACTTTACTCAAATGATTGACTCGATAGTTAACGTAGCTTTATGCTATGCGATGGCTTCCCGGTTCGGCTTTGAATTTTCAGAGCGGCAGCTATTCGTTCTTGGAGACGATTCAATCATGCAGATTAGAGGACGGTTTTCTTTGGAAGAGATGTCGGCATATGTCGCGTCGTTAGGCATGTCCTTACACAATGACGAGAAGTCGGTAGTGGGATATAGTCACTTCCTTGGGGCAATCTGGGAAAAGGGTAAGCCTGACGCACCTTTAGACGAGTTGACAAGAAAGGCAGTCTTCCCTGAAACTTTCAGGTCGTATGGCAGAAATGTTAAGCGAGGCGCAGAAGACGTAGTTCGTAGCTATGCAACTAGCTATAAGTCAGCTTGGAAGCTGGTTCCAGACCCTTGGAATCCTTGTAATTTTATGAACTTGGATAAGCCATGGCCTGGATACGAAGAGCATCCTGAGTATTGGAGTGCAACCGACCGTTTCTTCTGGGAAGAATACAAGCAGGCCGAGTCAGTACGCAGATCAGATGCCACCTTGTCGCTGAGATTTATGCTATGAGGTAAGCGAGGTGTAAATTGCACCTAAT